TAATAATCAAGCGCCTTAATCCGATCAGACGCAAATTCGCTGTCATAATGGTTGAGCGCGTCGTTAATCTCGCGCGCAACGATTTGACCAACTTCTTCATCGTTCATTTTCATTTGCTGGCCTTTGGTTTTTTACTAACACGTTGTTTTTTAATACTTATCTGCCTAGACAATATATCGGCATCGCACCCATCGTTTTCGCGGCAAAATTTAGGAGTGACACAGCCACAACAAAGCTTAAACTTGGGCGCAATTTGTTCTGGTGCGGGTTGGGTACGGGGGCGGCGAAAAGTGCGTATTTGAAACATTTTTTTTTTAGATTTATCCTTATTTATGCGTTTTTATGCTTTACTTTAGGTAAATATGCGCATATAGTCTTTACATAGTTAAACATATGGAGAGTATTATGACTTTTAATCACAAAGAATATATTGCAAAGCAAAACGCCAAAACAATCGCCCGCAACAAGCCAATCAAAGCTTTTGCAAATTTTTCCGGCTACTCAGATGTCGAGCCGTTTGAGGTTGTCGATGTACGCACCGAAAACAAAGTTGTTATCCGCGCCATGAAAGCGGAGCGCGCCGAAGGTTGGAAGCCTGATTTTGTTTCTGGCGGCTTTAGCGCTCACTGCACCAACAATGATGACCAACGCAACTCATGGAGCATTTCGCCCGACGAGGATGGACGCTTGGTTACAATTCGTTGGTCAAAAGCCAAAATGCAATGGCAAAGCGCTTGCGGTAGCCGCTACTACATGAGCGACACCCCTTCAAAAAAATACGATTTTAATTTTTAACTAATGCGGGGCTTATGCCCCGCCCCCGAAGGGAGGCCAACATGACTTATATTTTTAACGATGGCGGCAGAGCCGCCGCAGGCTTCAAAGGCACCGCAGGCGATTGCGCCGCTAGGGCAATGGCGATTGCTTTAGGCCTTGACTACAAGGCCGCTTATCAAGAGTTGGCGCAGGCGAATAAGGACATGGGCTTTCCCAAGTCCGTCCGCAACGGCATTATGAAAAACACCTATGACATGGTACTGGCACGGCATGGTTGGGTTTGGCATAGCGCACCAAAATTTGACGGGCGCAAAGCCAGATGTTCAGATATGCCCGCCGGCGCCGTCATTGCACGACAAGCGCGGCACTTTGTTGCGGTTATTGAGGGCGAGGCGAACGATATGTTCGACTGCACCCACAGAATGGTTTATGGCTATTGGGCTAAATAGGGGAGGTAGTATCATCCATCGGCCTCCCCCAATCGCCGCGTGTGGGCAACGTGCGGCGATTATTTTTGCCTTGAACCCTGCCTCATGGCTATTTCATGCTCCCGCAACTGCTTTGGTGACATTGCAGACGTTTTAACGCCCCCGCCTACCCACGCCTCATTTACGGCTGGCGTTGAGGGATCATCCGCAATAAAAGCGCCCTTGTCTGTGCGCGCCCTAGTTTTTTTAGCGGCGCCATTAGCCGCCGGTGTTTTTGTAATGCTCATATCAAACCCTTAATTACTGGCTGCAATATTTTCCAGAGACTATTTTGGCGCCAGATTTTTTGGTGCCTTTTTTTGTGCTTTTTTTGCTTCCGTATTTCATTTTTTGACCTTCTTCTTTTTAACCTTTTCTTCAACGCCGGTCATTGCCATGCCGTCAGTCGTTAAGACTTGCATCGGTTTCGGCTTTGCCAACACTACCGCCTCGCCAACTATTCTGCCGGTGATGCAATGAACCATCGCGCTGCATCTAGGCGGGAAAGGGCAAGAAACACATAATTCCATATCAAGCCTCGTTATCGTTCACTTTTATGCTTTGAAAAACTGCGATTAAATCTTCGGCTTTATAGCCTGCCTGTTTAGCCGCCCAAGCCGCCGCCATGATGCAAGCATCAACGCATTCGCCATAAGAAACATCATCATCGGCGGTCATACCGCGCAACATAATCATCAGGCCGTAAAAAATATCATCAACGGTGTCACGCTCGTCAAAATTAACCTCAACGTGCAAATCTTGCTTAGTAGGAAATTCGATAATATTGTCGGTCATACAACCCACCCCATATCGCGCTTTAACAATGTTCTGTCGTTCCAACGGCTTTGCTGACCGGCTGCTATTGCGCCTGCGCCCGCAAAGGTTAGAACAAAGCTGTCAGCAACGTCAGGGCTTCTTTGCCCGCGCCGCTTCATTTCATCCTTGCTCTCAATTTTTAATTTTCCGTTTGATTGGTACTTATAACGGATGCTGGTTATTTCGCTTATTAGCGCTTCATCGTTCTCAATATGGCAATCACGCGCCTCAAACCATTCGCGGGCGTTCCAAAACAATTCGTCGCGCAGCCTCATAAATTTATCTTTTAGGCTTGGGCTTTCTGAAACCGCAACGCCATAAGCCGGCAAATCTAATTCCTTTAACCTATCGGCAAGGCCGGCGCCGACGCCAATGCTGTCAATATAAATATGTGTCGGCCTGTCCTGATAACGGGTGTTATCATACTCGCTTAATATTATGCCGGCTAAAGTCATTAAATCTTTATTTTGCCACGTTTTGATTGGCTCGATTAAGACTTGTCCTTGCCTTTTAGCGAGCGCAGACCGATCCGATCCATATCGCGCGACATCCAAGCCCCAAATAATCGGCGTGCTAGACGCAGCTTCAATTTCGCGCTTAACAGCACTTTCAACCAAATGAAGTGGAACCAGAACATCATCCGATTGCGTCGGAAATTCGCCAAGAACGCGCACGCGGTAGATGTTACTGTCATCCCCATATTTCGACGCCATATCGCCGATAAACTTTTCTGAAACTGTGTCAGCATCTTCGCAACTCACTGTAATGCAATGCCATTGATCACGATCATTGTGAAACGCATCGTAAAAATAACCATCGGCGCGGGTTGGGTTCCCGCACATTATAACTTTAGCGCCCGCCGTACTAAGCGAGCCTTCGCCAACTTGGAAAACCACGTCAGGGATTCCAGATGCTTCCTCGCATATGAAAAGCATGTTTTCGCTATGAAAGCCTTGCAGCGCCTCAGGGTTTTCCCTGCGGCTTGTTCTTGCCACTGCAAAACTGTCGCTGGCGCCCTTTAAGCTTATTTTGTCGGTCTTAAACTCCAACAAATCCTTAAAGCCGTCAGGTAGCTTGCGCGCCCATTTATCAAGCTCTGTCCATAAAACATCGTTCAACTGGTGCGCCGTGTTTGCCGTTACCGCAACCTTGCAAGGGTAATGCGTTAATAACCACCATAAAACTGCCCAAGCCTCAAAAGCCGTTTTGCCAACGCCGTGACCGCTTTTAACTGCAACTTTGTCGTGCTTGGCTATTGCCTGCAATGCCTGCCTTTGCCAATCCTGCGGCTTGGCTTGGATTACTTGCTCAACAAATAAAACAGGATCGCCGCGTAGCCGAATGATGGTATCCTCAATATCAGTCAATGCCCGCCCCGATCCCCGCGCAAATTCCGCGCTTTCCGAATATATGAGCCACGACCGCGTTTAGGCCGGACAATCTTTTTTGCAAATCTGCGGCTCCTTAAACTTGCCGCAAAATAATTTTTTTTCATGTTCTGCCGTTGTGCTTAAACCAAGCAAGGGGGGTATGTGCGAGGGGGCTAAAAATAATCCTGCCCCGCCCGAAAACACAGGGGGGGGTCTGAATATATATCAGCCAAAAAGACTTGCCATTTGCCGGCGCTACAAGCCCGCCATAGCGCCACCCATAGCGCCATAGCTACACAATGCAGGCTGACAAACAAACGCCTTTAGGCTAGGCGCCTAACCCCTAATGCACCAGCCCGCCATCATTGCCATCCCCGCCACCTCGCGCGCGTAGTTCTTGCGGTAGCTTGTTTCTATCACCTACCCCATCAAGCTCTATGCGCTCGCTAACTGCCCGTAATGCGTCAACGTAGCTGCTTTCAGCGCTATGTTCTACTTGCATCCTATCGCCAAAGTTCTTGCTAGCCATCCTTGCGGCAGTCCACTTTAGTCCATCAATAGCAACCCTTGCCGCATTGCTGTCTTTTAGTTTGCCTGACAGCACAGCCAGCGAAATTTCAGCGACCTTTTCGCCAAAATAATTTCCCCTTTCCTCTTTCGCGACAGCGAAAGCGGCGGCAAATTTTGGGTCATCTTTAGTCCAACGCCAAACTGTCGCCCAATCTGGCATATCTTCATCGCGGCAGACGCTTGCTTGGCTGCGCCCTTCGCTAATGCGTTGCAGGAAGTTTTTAATAACTTCCGGCGATTTTTTACTTTGAGCCATAAGAAACCTCTCGAGACCACCTAAACGCCTCTATATGTTCAACAAACAACAAAAGGAGACGCACATGGATTACCCTAATTTTAGCACCCCGCATGAAGAATATTGCTTTAACAATGCGGCTTATTTTACCGCTTGCAGAGGCAACCGTATCCACCAGACATTTAAGCGCGTTGAGTTTGACAGCTTTGACGCTGCGGTAACTTGGGCAAGGCAGCAAAATGACGGACGCACTTGCATTTACGCGGTAACGGCGGCAGGCCGCGACGCACATATTTGCAACGCATAGGAGAAAAACGATGAGCGCGTATTTAGTAACAGAAGAACATATTGGCAACCTTGTTGGCTGGTCAATGCAAGCACAACGCCATTTGCATTGCTGGAACATGGTGCAAAGAAAGCCAGTTAATCTTGACGGCGGCAATGGAACGACGCCTTACCATAGAGGCGCAGAACTTGCCCGCATATTAGCAGAGGCAAACCTTGCTAGCATTGCTGCGCGTTATGGCGCAGAGGACAAGCATCAAGAGCGAGATTTTGTAGCTGATTGCATAAAGGCCGCAAGGCGCCCTAATTTGCTGCTTTCAGCTAAAGACATCTATAACATGGCAACTTGTTTAGACTACCAAAGTTGCGAAGTTCATGATTGGGTTGTAACTGATGCGTATTGGTGCATTCGTGCAATAATGGCAGAAGCGGCGCGCGTTATGGCAAGCGGCGCTAAAATTGATTGGTCTTATGATCAAGATGAATGGGACGCCAATATGCTTGCTGAGCGCGAAAAGCATGCCCAATCGTTTAAAAAAATGCTTCTTTCATAATATCATCTGCATCAGGAACATTTACTTCAACAAGGCCGCATTCTGTTGCGGCCTTTTTGCCATCGCCCTTAACAAAAACCAACACATTTTGATGCGTTTTACCAAGCTTGCGGCTGGCTGCAAACTGGCGCCCTGCCCGCACTGGTAACGATCCAACCGCAGTAACTAGGATAGCTTCGTTATAGTAATGCAAGCCAGCCTGTCTAAAGGCCTCAATGGTATCGCCAACAAAGTTGTAATAATTGCCAGCCTTATCCCTTACCTCGCCAACGACAAAGCAAGCAAAGCGGTTTTCTTTTAGAAGCTTGCAGCTTTCGTTAATGATGTCGAAATAAGCTTGCTTAAACTCATTATAACCTAGCGTTGATAGATCAGCGGGATCATCGCTATAAACTTCAAGATCAGCATAGGGCGGGCAGCTATAAATTAAGTCAGCTTGTACGCCATCAGCAAGCTTGCAAATATTGCGGCTATCGCCAACATGCCAAACCGGCATTGGATCATCGCAAATGTCATCGCCTTGTTGCCGGTTGGCTGCGACTTGTTCAGCGCGCAACTCTATGCCGACATATTGGCGCCCAAGCTTAGAAGCCACAACGCCCCTAACTGAGCCGCCTGCAAATGGGTCTAATACGACGCCATTTTTAGGGCTAAACCAGCTATAGCCAAGTTCGCAAAGAACAGGGTCAAATATGCTTGTGGCGTTCATATCGTCAGGGTTGCCACCCATTAGGGCGTTCAGCCTGTCTTGCCCGCCAAAGGTTTTGCCTAGCATGTTTTCCGGCATAGCTTTGCCATGCCCATCGCCCCGCGCCTTGCTTTTGCTGTAATCGGTTGCCGGCCTTGCGCTACCGCTTGGCGCAGCGTTGTCACCGCGCCCTAGTTCGCTCTTGATGCCTAATGCCAACCAACCGCGCTTGCGGTTTTGCCACCAGCCTTCGCGGGCTGACATAACGCTGAATGGCGGTACACCAAAGCGATCCGATAGCGAGCCTTTGACAGAGGTATCAGTGCTTTCATTTTCATCGTTATTTTCAAGAAGCGCGTCAATCTCTGCGGGGTCAAAACCTGTTAAATCTATATCGAAACCTTCGCCCAAAAGATCGTTTATTTCGATCTTTAGCATGTCTTCATCCCAACCGGCATTTAACGCTAGTTTGTTGTCAGCTATGACATAGGCGCGTTTTTGCGCTTCTGTTAAGCCTGTCAGCGTAATGGTTGGAACAGTATCCTCGCCAAGCCGTTGCGCGGCCTGCAAGCGTCCATGACCTGCAATGATGCTTTTATCTTCATCAATCAATATTGGATTTGTCCAGCCGAATTCCTTAATTGAGGCGGCAACTTGCGCCACTTGCTCATCGGAATGCGTCCGGCTGTTTCTAGCGTATGGCGTCAGCGCTGTAACGCCATGCCAAACGACATCGAGGTCTCGCATCGAGTTGTCTCATCTAAGATTTAGGGAATTATTCGATTCTGCCAAGACCATATCATAAACCGCCCCTAGCTGCAAGCATATGACGCATATATGCGTCATTTATTGTTGCCAAACCATAAACATGCGCATAATATGCCTCAATGTAAATATAGGAGGCTAAAATGCGTAATGATACAAAAGGCTTTTTAATTGAATTAATTTTGTTTGCCGGCGTGCTTTGCCC